TGTGTTTGGCGAGCTGAAGCTCTCTCTGGCCCCTGCTAGTGGCAAGAACGGTGGATGCCTCTACGTTAAGGACAGCGGCGAGTACGCCGGTAAGATCACGGCTGAAGGCCAATTCTTCGCGGTTCGTGGTTCACGTGAGACTATCCCCGCCGAATTGCAGGCCATCGCCGAGGACCCCAAGAACGCTGCAATAAAGCACGGGCAGGCAACAGGAAACTGCGCTTGCTGCAACAGGCTTCTCACTAACGCCAAATCCATCGAGATAGGCATAGGTCCTATCTGCCTCGAGAACTGGGGCCTATAAACCCTTAATCACTAGGTACTCAAATCACGCATTTGAGTACCTTGAATTTTATACTCAACCACCCAACCTTTACACAACCAACCACAGAAAGGAGAACGACCATGACAGTAGAAGAACGAAACTTCGACAGAGAAAGCTGCAACTCCGCCCGTTTGGAAATCCTCGAAACCCTGACAGAAATAGAAAGGTGGTTTCAAGGCGAGCTTTACTGGCGCACGTCCCAAGACCAAGCAGTCTTCGATAAAGGCGAACACCTTGCATTCCAAAGATGTAGTTTGATCGCGGACCTCCGAAAAATCGAGGATGATGAGGAAACGCTAGACTAGGAGGCGCTCTAAACTACGCCGGTTAGGCATTACATTACATTACAGTGCATACCCCAATACCGCAAAAAACGGCCTTTTTTGCGGTATTTTTTGTTTTTGACGTAATCTGACGTAATCTTTTTTTGTCTATTAAGGTGGAGGCCCCGTGGATAAAGGGATCGGGGCTTTTAGTTTGGAAAAGTAAAGAGGGGCCGTGGACCACGGGAAATGGAGGCGGAATTGCTCTGGAGGCCACGCGGTGCGGGCTTTGGGGGACATGGACCACGGACCACGGAGCTACCTATGCGAGCCCCTTCTATAGTACCGTATTTTGAGAAAAAAAAGATTTGATTTTATTTTTTATGGAATACGGTACGTTTGACGTAACTGACGTAACCCTTCCCTATCTACGTGGTCTGTAGCGTTACGTCTACCATTACGTCTAATTATTATAGACGTAATGACGTAATGTTTTAACCTAATCTACGGGGTGCGCGCGCGACTCATTTTTTAGAAAAAAAACTTATTTTTTCTGAGAATACGGTACTATAGAAACCCCTGAAAATAGACACATTGACGACCAGTCGATACAATACCGTTTTTTCACTAGTGAGGTTACGATGACACTCTCTGGCATCACCCCACGGGAGCATAATCTGCGCTTGTGTCACGGCATCCATAAACAAACCCGGTGGCCATTCAAAGCGATGATCCTCGGCGATTACTTCGTTGTCCGCTCGAAAGAGGACGCCAAGCGCATCAACAGCGCCCTGTCGACGTTTTATAAGTCCCGTAATGGCACAGGCCGACGTTTTTCTGTGGTGCAGTCAGAAGGCCCTGTGTGGACCTGTAGGAGAACAGCGTGAGCAAACGAGATGAGGGAAAGCAACGCCGGGACATTCTAAATACGAGCCCGCTAAGGCCCGCAGTTCGCGCTAAGCTCGAGCAGCGGTTAAGCGAGCCGGTAGCGCCACTTAAAGATCAGAAGCACGCTGTCAACCCCCGGCAGTGGAAGTTTATTCAGGAATTCATATCAAATGACGGGCGCATAACCCTGACTGAAGCCGCCATACGCGCCGGGTATCCCAAAGAATCGGCGAGCGCGATAGCTTCAGAACTCACAGACCCCAAGAAGAAACCGCACGTCGTTGCAGCCATCCAAGAATATCGAGCACAGCTTGCTGAGAAATACGGCACGAACTTTGACCGGCACATGCGCGACATGCAGATGATTCGTGACAAGGCTCTCGAGGCAGGCAATTTTGGCGCAGCAGTCTCTGCTGAATACCGGCGCGGCCAAGCTCTCGGCACCATCTACATCGAGCGGAAGGAAATACGGCACGGCACCATCGACAGCATGTCGAAAGAGGAGGTCACTCGAAAGCTCGAAGAGATCAAGGCGCTGTACGGCTCACCACCGCAGACCCTGATTGACATCGAGCCTGAGCAGATCGAAGAGGTCGAGGAGGTCGAAGAGATTCCCCCGGCTAAGACCATGATCGAGGAGATGCGCGATGCCGAGCGGTCCAGAAGCAGCACTGCACAAAAGAGTGAAGACAAACTTGCCGGACGCGACGATAGTGCGACTGGAGAACCGGGTGAACCTCGGGATACCGGACTGCCTGATAGCCTTGCCGCCGACGTACTCGATGGTGGAGCTGAAGGTGGTGAAGGCGGGCAAGAAAGTGAGAATGAGTCCGCACCAGATAGCCTTCGCCCTAAAGCACGGGACGATGGGGATGCCGACGTACATTCTAGTCCAGTGGCACCCTCAGGGGACGACTAAGGCCGCTGACACGCGCCTGCTGCTGTATCACGGCACGCAGGCTCAAGAGCTGCACGAAAAGGGCGTAGAGACGCTCCCAGTAGCCCAGTGGGCCTTGAATGCAGTCAATTGGAGTGAAATGCGTGCTGAAATAGTAAAAGGACGCCGTATATGAGCCTCACAGGCGCTGTAAGCGCGCTTAGCCTGACCCCTTGCCTACCCACCGCCTACAAGAGAACGTGTCACAGTGGAAACTGGGAAGGGGCCCTCGGCCGCCCCCGCGCGGGGTGCGAGCGGCGCGTTTTTGGCTCTGGGCGCCCAGATGCGTGGGCCACGGCCCGAGGGCCTTGGATCGGTGAAACCACAAGATGTAGTGTTTGGCGGGGGCCGAGGTGCATGGAAATAGCTAAGTGCTTGATTTATAACGATTCACTATTTCCGGTAATAGTTATTACCGGAAATAGCGGGTCCCTTTTGGCCGATTCGGATCGTCGAACGAGCGTTCGTTCGACGAAAGGCGCGGATCGTGGCCCCTCGCTCAACAAGAGGGCTATAGCCGGTTTTCACACAATTAATTTGACCCAAAACAAAAATGGACCATGTTCCACGTGGAACGCCCTAGCTAACCCACCCCCTTGTTTCTGACAAACAAAAGGGCTATAAATTTTTAGCAAATTTCTACTAAATGGAATTTTTATGCAGCAAGATGTCGAAGCAGAACGATTAAAACTAGAACTTCGTCTAGCCCTGTTAGATGGCCAAGAAAAGGCTCAGAACACATTTATTGGTTTCTCTCAATACGTCTGGCCTGAAGCGATACTCAGCAGCCACCATAAGATCATGGCTGACGCCTTTGACCGAATAGCCAAGGGAACCCTGAAGCGTTTGATCGTGAACATGCCTCCTCGACACACCAAATCAGAATTTGCTTCGTATCTCCTGCCCGCTTACTTAATGGGCCGTAAACCGACGACCAAGATTATTCAGGCAACGCACACTGGTGAGCTTGCTGTCAGGTTCGGCCGTAAGGTGCGTAACCTCATGGACCTTGATAAATACAAGGAGGTCTTCCCTGACGTTGCCTTGAAAGCTGACAGTAAAGCCGCCGGAAGGTGGGACACGAACAACGGCGGGGAGTACTTTGCTGTAGGTGTAGGCGGCGCGATGACGGGCCGTGGTGCGGATATGCTGATTATTGATGACCCGCACTCGGAGCAGGACGCGGCGTCGGTGTTAGCTCTGGACAACGCTTGGGACTGGTACACCTCTGGCCCTAGAACCCGATTGCAACCGGGCGGGGCAATTGTCATCGTTATGTGCATGACGGGCGACACGCCGGTATTAATGGCCAACGGCTCTGAAAAACCCTTGTCTGAATTAAGACAGGGTGACACGGTGGCCACTTTTGACAAGGGGCGACTGCGTACAGCCAAAGTCAACAACTGGCAGTCAAGTGGTGTTGATTCTATATATAAAATACAAACACAATCTGGTAAAATTCTTCGAGCTAACGCAAGACACCCGTTTCTTGTAATGAACGAAGGAGTATTAGAATGGACCAGATTGAGCCAATTGACCGTGGGGGACGAACTTGTCTCGTTGAAGGATGCAATAGGCCTCCGAGAGCCAAAACAAAGCCCGGCAAGTGCGGACCCTGCCAAGCCTCAGACAGTTACCACCGCAAAAACCCAGATGCTCCGCGCCGTGAAGTGGGGCACCACGGTAAGTGGAAAGGTAAAACGTGCTCTGCAGAAGCTTGCGACAAACCTGTCAGTAGTCGCGGGCTATGCTCCAATCACTACCGCCAGAAGTACATGCCCCCAAGATCGCCAGAATCATCTCGGAAAGCTCGAATTAAACATCGGTACGGCATTACTGCCGAGCAGTATGACTCAATGGTGGAGCAGCGCAAAAACCGCTGTGATGTCTGCGGGGAGCCTCCTACAATCAAAAATACACGCGCACACTGGAATGGAAAGCTGTGCATTGACCACTGCCACGACACAGGGCGGGTACGCGGGCTACTCTGCAACGACTGTAACCTTACAGTCGGGTATGGAAAGACGCCAACTGTACTTGAACGAGCTGCATCGTATCTCCGATTTCACAACGGACCCGATAGTCTCGATAACACCTGACGGGGAGGAAGAGGTTTTTGACGTTGAAATTGATCGCACAGAAAACTTTATTGCTAATGGCATAGTGAGCCATAATACGAGGTGGGGAACCAAGGACCTAACGGCCCGATTACTCAAATCTCAGTCCAACATGAATGCGGACCAATGGGAGGTTATTGAGTTCCCCGCCGTTTTTGATGAGGGCGAAGAGAACGAGCGCGCTCTTTGGCCTAGCTTCTGGGAACTTGACGAGCTCCGCGCGGTCCGTGCATCGATGTCGGTGCAGAAATGGAACGCCATGTACCAACAACGGCCCACGGCCGATGAGGGTGCAATCCTGAAGCGTGAGTGGTGGCAGAAGTGGGAAAAAGACTACATGCCGCACATGGAATACATAATCCAGTCTTACGATACCGCGTACTCGAAGAAGGAGACGGCGGACTTCTCTGTTATCACGACGTGGGCCGTGTTCTTCCCAACGGAGGACTCGGGGCCTAATCTTTTGCTTGTTGACATGCGTAAAGGCCGGTGGGACTTCCCTGACCTAAAGCGTAAGGCGAAGGAGCAGTATGACTACTGGCAGCCTGATAATGTCTTAATCGAGGCCAAGGCGACGGGAATCACGCTTCAGCAGGAACTGCGTAGGATGGGTATTCCTGTCACGATGTATAGCCCCGGCGGGCGACGCGCGGGCCAAGACAAGGTCTCCCGTGCAAACTCTGTCGCACCGATTTTTGAGTCTGGCATGGTCTGGGCACCTGAGACGGATTGGGCGGACGAAGTGATCGAGCAGTGTGCCGCGTTTCCTAACGGGGATAACGACGACATCGTGGACAGTACGACGCAGGCTTTGATGCGTTTCCGTGCCGGTAACTTTATCTCGTTGTACAGCGATGAAGAGGACGAACCTTCGGAAAATGAAGGGCTTGTCCCTGAGTATTACTAGGGCTAGAATGCGAAATAACTAACCTTATCTGTAGGGCTTCACCCATGCCTAATTATCCTGCTAGAGACATGCTCCTTAGAATGGCCCACGGAGGCCCAGTGCACACCCCGTCGGGTGAGCCGGTTTACGGCAAGGGCGCCACTGCAGCCGATCTTCTGGCAGCGGAACAAAGAGTCCTTGGTGAGATAGCCGCGAGCCCTGACACGTGGGACCCGGCTGTTGCCTACAACGCCATTTTGGAATCAGGCGTTACTATTGACGATGCGTTAGCGGCAGGCGTAAAGCAGGAAACTATTGACGCAATTTTCACCTCTGGCGCACCGCTGCCTGTTACTGCTTTCTCTACTCCTTCCACGGTAACCTCTGCATTTGAATCCGCTCCGTATGCGGGCCAGAGCATGGAGCAGATTAGAAGCGGCGTGCAGAACTACGTCGCGGGGCTCATGGCCGACGGTGTGATAGACGAGAATGAACGGCGTGAAGCGCAGGCTATTGCCACACAGCAGGGTGCAACTTTCCAAGACATGTTAGCCGCGGGCGTTGATCCGAGCATCTTGTTCAACGTGACAAAAACACCTGAAGAAATAACGAAGGAAAAGCAAGTACAGGATTCC